ATTGATACGCTTACTTGCATGTAAGGACATCATGGCTTCTTCTACTACCCAATCCATCTGGCGCTCGGGCGGCGGCGACACGACTAAAACAGCGTACGCTGGTTCCATGTTGATGACGGCTTCGTTCTTCATTGCCAACGTCGCAGCTACCTCACGCAATGTGCAGCGTTCGTCCACCAATACCACCGCTGTGATTCTGCCAATTGGCGCAGTTGTCACTTCGATTGCTATTGCCGCTACGACCTCCACTGGCGGCACCAGCCCGACTGTTGATTTCGGCTTCACGCTGTACGCCACCGGCACGGCTTCCACTTCTGCTCTGGCGAACGAAGTTCCTTCTGACGCTCGTTTGGAAGTCAACCTGAACTCGACCACGGACGGCGCTTCTATGGGCATCCCGATGTCCGCCACTGAGATGGTTTACCTGACTGCTGGCGTTGGCGCTTCTGCTGCCACTTCCGGCACCATCACAGGCTACGTCACGTACTTCGTCCCAACTGACGGCCAGTACACCGCTTAATTAATCTCGGGGGCTCCGGCCCCCATTTTTCAGGAGATTAGTTATGAAACAGCAAATTGCTTCAAAGACGGGCACAGGCTCCAGCGCTTCGCTGGCGACTGATCTGTACATCAGCCCCTTCAATGTGGGTTTTGGCGTTGTGGCTACGGGCACAGTGACGTACACGGTGCAACACACGTTCGACAACTTGGCTACGACGGCTTCGCCAGTGTGGTTCTCGCATCCAACGATTGCTGCCAAGACGGATAATCAGGACGGCAACTACGCGTTTCCGGTGGCCGCAGTCAAGGTGTTGGTTACCGCAGGTGATGGCACAGCCACAATGACGATGATTCAGGCCGGTATTGCGTAATGCCGTACGTTGGCTACACAGGCGTTGCAAATCAGGCACAGACCAGTGATGGCTTTGCTTTGGATGTCAGTGCGGCCAATGTTGTTGGCGCTACGCCCGGCGATGATGTGGGAAATGACGGCGTTGTAGACCGCTACGGCGCGGCAAACGGGACGACTTTTTACATTGCTGACGAGACGGCTCCCGGCTACGTTCTGCAAGAGTCTAACGACAAAATTGTATTGGAATCCTCATAATGGCTGACCAAAAAATCTCAGCGATGCCCACAGCAACTGTGCCCCTCACGGGCGCAGAACTCATGCCGTTGGTGCAGGGCGGCGCAAACGTCAAATCGACCATTGCTGCTTACGGCGACTACGCCCGTACAAAATACTTCAACCACGGCGCTTGGCAGTCGTTACTTACGCAGACCGGAAATATTGCCGCTGGAACGCCGTTTACGTATGAAGTTCCTGATGTAACAGACGGCGTTACGCTGGTCTCCGGTTCTCGGCTTACCGTGCCAATTGCGGGCGTGTACAACATTCAGTGGAGCGGCCAGTTCCAGAACGTAGAAAACGACATTGAGGACGTGACGGTGTGGTTGCGTATCGATGGAGTGGATGTGCCCGGCTCGGCTGGTGTTATTTCTTTGGCTGCGCGTAAGAACGCATCGATATTTGGCCGAACGATTGTTGGCTGGAACTACTTCCTGAGTCTGACCGCAGGGCAGTATGTGCAGATCGTGTGGCTTCCAAGCATTGCCACAGTTACAGTCCCATCATTTCCTGCCAGCATCACCCCGGCACACCCATCAACTGCATCCGTGATTGTCACGGTCAATCAAGTTGGTTAATCATGGCTACAAAGAAAACACCAGCATGGACACGCAAAGAGGGCAAGTCCGAGAAGGGCGGTCTGAACGCGAAGGGCCGAGCCTCGGCCAAGGCCCAAGGTATGAACTTGAAGCCTCCCCAACCAGAGGGCGGCAGCAGGCGCGACTCTTTCTGCGCAAGGATGAGTGGCATGAAGAAGAAGCTGACCAGCGCCAAGACGGCCAACGATCCGGACAGCCGTATCAATAAAAGCCTACGGGCATGGAAGTGCTGACATGGACTTAATGGTTTGGAATGTCTTTTTGTCGTTCGCCTCGGCGGCTTTGCTTTTCTGGGTCAAAGTGTCCCATGACGAAGTAAAACGCCTTGGCATACTGCTGAGCAAGACGCGAGAAGAGAACGCTGAAAAGTACGTGACCAAGACGGACGTACACAACGACATTAACCGCGTGCTGGCGCGGCTGGACCGGCTTGAGAGCAAGATCGATGACTTCATGAAGGAGCACCGAAGTGCCATCAGTTAGCAAAAAACAACACAATTTCATGGCGGCGGTGGCTAATAACCCGGCATTTGCCAAGAAAGCAGGCGTTCCACAGTCCGTGGGACAAGACTTCACGAAGGCCGACAAGGGCCGTAAATTTTCAAAGGGTGGTGACACTATGGCTTCCAAAATGAACCCCGGCTTCATGGCAATGATGGCTAAAAAGAAAGGCGCTGCCCCTGACGCGCTGGCTAAGCACGCAGCCAAACCCGCTTCCAAGGCCCACAAAGGTCTGAAGTCTGGCGGCGCTGTCGATGGTTGCGCTGTTAAAGGCAAGACCAAGGGCACGATGGTTAAGATGAAGTCCGGCGGCAAAACCTGCTAAGGAGCCGACATGGCAACGCAAAAGTACGTAAACACGGACGAGTCAGGAATGGGCGAATACGCCGATAAACCGGGCCAAAAAAGCCGTGTTGTTGGGGGTACACAATCTAAAGCGGGCGCAGGGCGTTCTGCCGGACGAGGTGGCGCAACGGCTGAAGAGCTTAAAAAATACGAAGACAAGCAAAACGCCAACATCTATACGCAGGAAAAGGGCCAGCCCCCATCTCCTCGTGAGATGGCTAAAGGCGGCAAAGTCAGTTCCGCTTCCAAGCGTGCTGACGGTATAGCCCAACGCGGGAAGACACGAGCATGAGACCGAGCCGTGGCATGGGGGACATCAACCCCGCCAAAATGCCCAAAGCCAAGAAGATCACCCGCAAGGATGATCCGAACAAGGTCGAGCTGTTTGCGGACGGTGGTAAAGTCAATGCTGCGGGCAACTACACAAAGCCCAGTCTTCGCAAGAAGATCGTGTCGCAGGTAAAAGCCGCAGCTACGCACGGCACTGGCGCAGGTCAGTGGTCGGCTCGTAAGGCTCAGCTCGTTGCCAAGAAGTACAAAGCCGCAAGGGGTGGATACCGTGATTAACAACGCAAAACACACTGATGATTGCGCCGTTCAAGAAGACGGCCCGTGTACCTGCGGGACTGAGGAAGTTCTTGAAGAGCTTGCCTTGGAAGAGGCTGAACTACTCGCAGAAGATTTTGCATGAAAGCACCGCAGAAATCGCTCAAGGACTGGGGTGACCAGAAATGGACAACCAAGTCCGGCAAGCCGTCTTCCAAGACTGGCGAGCGGTATCTGCCTGAAGCGGCTATCAAGTCCCTGTCGCCAGCGGAGTACGCGGCGACTACCAAGGCCAAGCGGGCCGGTAAGGCCGCAGGTAAACAGTTCGTGGCGCAGCCCAAGAAGGTCGCCAAGAAAACAGCAGGGTTTAGATAATGGCAACCTCCGGCGTAGCAACTTTTAACCTCGACTTGACCGAACTGGTCGAGGAGGCGTTCGAGCGCGTCGGTAGCGAGTTGCGCACTGGCTATGACCTGAAGACGGCACGCCGGTCTTTGAACCTGCTGTTTGCTGACTGGGCCAACCGTGGCGTGAACATGTGGACGTTTGAGCAGGGGTCCATCACAATGGTTCCGGGCACAGCCACATACAACCTGCCAGCAGATACGGTGGACCTCTTGGAGCACGTCATCCGCACGGGCGCAGGTAGCTCGGCCACACAGGCAGACTTGACCATCACGCGTATTAGTGTTTCTACCTACGCCACGATCCCCAACAAGTTGGCACAGGCCCGCCCGATTCAGGTCTGGATCGAGCGTTTGCAGGAAGCTCCGCGTATCACAGTGTGGCCCGTCCCCGATGCCAGCCAGACCTACACGTTCGTGTACTGGCGTATGCGCCGCATTGACGATGCCGGTGGCGGTGTGAACACGATGGATGTTCCGTTCCGTTTCATCCCCTGTATGGTGGCGGGCTTGGCCTACTACTTGGCAATGAAGGTTCCGGGCGGCGTAGAGCGCCTTGGCGTGCTCAAACAGCAGTATGACGAGGCTTGGCAGCTTGCAGCCGATGAAGACCGTGAGAAGGCTTCTGTGCGGTTCGTGCCACGCCAGATGTTCATTGGAAGCGGTACGTAAGTGGGAAACAGGTTTTCCTCCGGCAAGAACTCGATTGCCGAGTGTGATCGGTGCGGCCAGCGGTTTAAGCTGACGCACTTGCGCCGCGAGACAGTCAAGACAAAGGTCCGGGAGATTCTGGTGTGCTCGACGTGCTGGGATCCAGACCAGCCGCAGTTGATGCTGGGTATGTATCCGGTAGATGATCCACAGGCAGTACGGAACCCCCGTCCTGACCGCAGCTACGTAGCTTCCGGCCTGCTACCAAGCGGGTATCAGGGCGAGGGTAGCCGGAACATTCAGTGGGGCTGGAACCCGGTGGGGGGCGCTCGGTCGTTTGACGACACATTGACGCCCAACCTCTTGGCTTTAGGTGTGATAATTGGTACAGTAACGATACAGATTGGGGCTTAATATGGCTTTTACAAAATCCGCAGATGGCATCGCTGCCAAAGGCAAGACCAAAGGCAAGAACCTTGGTGACAGTGGCCCAACCGTCTCCATCCAAAAGGGCGGCAAAGGCGGCGCTGGTGGTAAGACCAACGAAGAGATGAAGAGTCTCGGTCGTGGTCTGGCTAAGGTCGCAAACCAGAAGCGGGGTTAATCATGGCTACCAAAGTGAACAACCTCTCCGCTGCTTCGTACGCCAAGCCCCACACCATGTCCGGTAAACCCGTGACGGTGGAAGCCAATCCGGGTAAGCTGCCAAACCGCAGCAAGCTGGACACCGTGGATGCGACCATTGGCAACATCAGCAAACGTGCTGGTGACGAAACAACCAAGACTGCTGGCACGGTTACTCGTGGCAACGGCTGCGCCATCAAGGGCATCACTGCCCGTGGACCAATGGCCTAAACATGAACTACGCCGAGCTTAGCGCTGCCCTCATTGCGTACACGGACAATCAAGACCCGTCTTTTGCGACGGAGATTCCTGTGTTTGTGCGTCAAACAGAGCAGCGCGTGTACAACTCGGTGCAGTTCCCGTCATTGCGTAAAAACGTGACGGGGTTTTCGACCGCCAGCAACAAGTACTTGGCTTGTCCCAGTGACTTTCTAGCGCCGTACTCTATGGCGGTGGTGACCGGGGTGGTTGGCGGGAACATCAACACCGGCTCGTACGAGTTCTTGCTGAACAAAGATGTCAACTTCATCCGGCAGGCGTACCCCACACCAAACGACACAGGCGTTCCGAAATACTACGCGCTGTTCGGGGCACAGACCAACGACCCCAACGAGCTGACATTCATTCTCGGCCCTACCCCCAATGCAAGCCTCCCGATTGAGCTGCATTATTACTACTACCCCGAGTCGATTGTCACGGCGGGAACGACATGGCTGGGCGACAACTTCGACTCCGTGCTGCTGTACGGCAGCTTGATTGAGGCGTACACCTACATGAAGGGTGAAACAGACCTCTTGTCGCTGTACAACCAGAAGTTCATGGAAGCGCTTGCGTTGGCTAAACGACTCGGTGACGGTATGGAGCGGCAGGATGCCTACCGTTCCGGCCAATTCCGCCAGAAAGTGACTTGATATGACCATCGCCCAAACCGCAACGACCTCGTTCAAAGTAGAGCTGTTTCAAGCAATTCACAACTTTGGCCCAACGACTCCGAACACGTTCAAGATTGCGCTCTACACTGCTGCGGCTACCATCGGCCCGACCACTACGGCGTACACCGCAACTGGGGAAGTCTCGGGCGCAGGCTACACCGCTGGTGGGATAAATCTGACCATTTCTGTGTCTCCGACATCAGGGAATAACAGCAGTAGCGTGCCTACCGCATTCGTTTCTTTCAACAATGCAACATGGACAAACGCCACGTTCACATGTCGTGGAGCCCTGATTTACAACGACACCGCTGCGGGCAATCCGTCTGTAGCAGTTCTGGACTTCGGCGCAGATAAAACCGTCAGCAATGACACGTTCCAAGTCGTCTTCCCAACCCCCGATGCCAACAACGCCGTTGTGCGTATTTCTTAATTAGGAGCCATCATGAGCACAGAAATTTCCAAAGCCCAAGACGTAGTGTCGGCCAGCTTACTCGCAAATCGCGGCGGCACTGAGGGCGTTAATGCCGGTGGTGTTTTCACGGTGGTCTGCCACGGCCCAGACGGTCAATTGAAGTGGACGGACACGTTCCACAACTTGGTTGTCAACGAAGGTCTGCAAGACATGAACACCAAGTACTTCAAGGGTTCTGGCTACACAGCCGCTTGGTATCTGGGTCTGGTCACTGGCCCCGGCGCTGGCAACACGTACGCTGCCACGGACACACTGGCTACCAACCCCGGCTGGAACGAGAACACCAACTACACCGGCAACCGTCAGGCTGCTGTGTTTGGCACGGCCACTACGGCTGATCCATCTGTTATTTCCAACTCAGCTTCGCAAGGCGTTTTTGTGATGACTGCCAACGCGCAGACCATTGCCGGTGCTTTGCTGACAGCCGCTGTGTCGGGTACTTCCGGTGTTCTGTTCTCTGTGGGCAACTTCACTGGCGGCGACAAGGTTGTTGATAGCGGTGACACACTGAGCGTTACGTACCAGTTCTCGCTTGACGCTGCCTGATAGGGGTTAGCGGTGTTTGGAGATGTCACATTTGCCCAAGCACCCTTCGCCTCTTTGGGCGGGAACTCCTATTTCCGTACGGTAGCCGAAACCGCCACAAGTAACAGCGTAGTCAGTGTAGAGTCCGTGCGCGGGGGGTTGATGCTGGAGTCCGTTGTGGCTACAGCAGCACCGTCTAGTTCGGGCAACTTGTTGTCTGCTACGGCGGCTGAGTCGGCTACCGCTACGGCGGTGCAGACGGTGCTCTCTTCTGTCTTGGCGGCAATTGCTCAGGCGGCTTCCGCTGTGGCGGCTCCCTCGGCTTCGTCTTCTGTAAGCGGCTCTGTTGCTGAAGGCGCAACAGGCACGGACGCTCCTACTCGGGTGATGATTACTTCCCGCAGCATTGCCGAAGCCGCAGCAGGAACAGACAGTTACGTGGGCAGCAAGGTTTGGTATCGGACGATGGAGGAGTCGGCCACGGCCACTGGGACTCAAGCTACGTCCTTGGCCGCTGTAGCTACAGTGCGAGAAATAGTTACCGCGCTTGACACCATGTCGGTGATTAAAACCCTGCACGTAAACGTGACCGGGGTGCAACTTTATGTGAATGTTGGCAATGCGATGATTTGGGTGGTTATTGATGACAGCCAAGACCCGAACTGGCAAAATATACCAACGTAAGGAACAAACATGGCACTCGTATTAAAAGACCGGGTTAAAGAAACCGCTGCCGCTCCCGGCACGGGGACGATAACGCTCACAGGGGCAAGTGCTGGGTTCCAAGCATTCTCCGCCGTTGGTAACGGCAACACCACGTATTACGCCATTGTCGATGTCACTGCGGGCACTTGGGAAGTCAACTACGGCACATACACTGCGTCCGGCACAACCCTCACGCGCACGTCCCCGCCACTGTCTTCCTCCAACGCAGGAGCCTTGGTCAACTTCACGAACAACGTGGATGTGTTTGTCACCTACCCTTCGGAAAAAGGCGTGTGGCTTGATGCGTCCGGTGTAGCTACAGCCACTTCGTTTGGTGCGGTCACTGCCACTTCTGCTGCCCTGACCACGGGTACGATCTCCACCACCCCATCTGCTGCCACCGATCTGGTCAACAAGAGCTATGTGGACACGGTTGCGGCTCAGGGCATCGTCTACCACGACCCCGTGTATGTGGAGTCCCCGATCACCGACGGCAACCTGAACGCGCTGTACAACCAACCGGGTGGTCCCGGCGTAGGCGTTGGGGCCACACTGACCAATAACGGCACCAAAGCAGCGCTGGTGATTGACGGCGTGCTGATGACTACGACCAAGCGGGTGCTGATTTATAACCAGACCAATGGGTTTGAGAACGGTATTTACACTGTTACCACGGTGGGAACACCTGATCCGGGCGGCACAAACTGGGTTCTGACCCGCGCCACTGACGCAGACAGCTACGCTGTTAACAGCCCGTCCGCACTTGGTCAGGGCGATGCGTTCTTCGTTACGGCGGGTAATACTGGTGCTGGTGAGTTGTACTCCTGCAATACCGTAGGGACCATCATCTTTGGCACGACCAACATCACGTTTGCTCAGATCAGCGCCACGGTTCCGTATCTCGCGGGTACGGGCCTGAACCTGAATCCAGCCACTACGTTCAACATCTCCAACACCACGGTGACGGCGGCAACGTACGGCTCGGCCTCGCAGGTTCCTGTCTTGACGGTGAATGCGCAAGGTCAGCTTACAGGTGTGGTGGACACCGCCATTGCGATTACCGGCTCTCAGGTCTCGGGAAACATCACGGGCTCCGCTGGCTCGGTGGCAAACGCCCTGACTCTGGGAACTTACCTGACCGGCACCAGCTTCAATGGTTCGACACCCGTCACAGCCACAGTGGATGCCACCTCGGCCAACACAGCTTCAAAGGTCGTGGCCCGCGATGCCTCTGGCGATTTCTCTGCTGGGATAGTCACTGCTGCCTTGTCTGGCAATGCGACCACTTCGACCACCTCAACCAACCTTGCTGGTGGCACAGCCAACCAGATTCCGTACCAAACCAGCGCGGGGACGACATCGTTCATCACAGCGGCATCGGGCACCAACTACGTCCTGAACTTTAACGGGTCGTCATTTAACTGGGTGTCCGGTTCGATTTCTGGTGTAGCGCTGGGTTCCAACTTGAACGCACTGACGCTTGGCACCTACCTGACCGGGACGAGCTACAACGGCTCTTCTGTGGTGACTGCTGCGGTGGATGCCACGACGACAAACACTGCGTCCAAGGTTGTGGCGCGGGATGCTTCGGGTGACTTTGCTGCCGGTACGATTACGGCTGCTCTGTCTGGTAACGCCACAACGGCTACAAACTTGGGCGGCGGTGCAGCGAGTCAGATTCCGTACCAGAGTGGCGCGAATACAACGGCCTTCATTGCCAACGGCACAGCGGGTCAGATCCTGACCTCCAACGGTACGAGTGCGCCATCGTTCCAGACTTCTTCCGCCGCTTCCAAAGCATTCACGTATGCTATGGGACTGATAACAGGCATTTAAGGAACCACTATGGCTGTAACAAGTTTCTCACCCCTGCTTGGTCTGGCGCTGCCGACCACGGGGGACTTATCGGGCACATGGGGGACGGTGGTCAACACCGCGATTACTGACCTGATCGACTCCGCCATTGCCGGTACAACTACGCTTTCTGCGGATACCGATGTCACGCTGACCGCCACCGATGGCGTAGCCAGTCAAGCGCGGGAAGCCATCCTCTTGTGGACTGCCACGGGCACTGTAACTCGCAACATCACGGCTCCGGCACGCAGCAAGTCCTATATTGTTGTCAACGCCACGGGCGGCACGCAGTCGATTGTGATTCGCGGAGCTGGCCCGACTACAGGCGTTACGATCCCTGCGGGTGCGCGGGCACTGGTGGCTTGGAACGGCTCTGACTTCGTGAAGATTGTCAGTAACCCCGTAGTGTTGACCACGGATGTGTCGGGGACGCTTCCAATTGCCAACGGCGGCACGGGCACAACATCCACGACTTTTGTGAATTTAGCCACGAATGTGACCGGATCGCTGCCTGTGGCCAATGGCGGTACGGGCCAAACGACTTATACTGATGGTCAGCTTTTGATCGGTAATACGGCTACAAACGGGTTGACCAAGGCTACGCTGACGGCGGGCTCCAACATCAGTATCACCAACGGCAACGGCGCAATCACCATTAACTCCACAGGTGGGGGCGGCGGGGTAACTGCTGGTCAGTCCATCACTTACGCAATCGTATTTGGCTTCTAAAGGAAATAATCATGGCAAACCCTAACATCGTAGCCGTCACGACCATCAATGGCGTTACCACCTACCTCATCCCATCGGATACTTCGGCCAACGTGCTGCTGTCAAATGGCGCTGGCTCCAACAAGGTCTTCAAGGTCAACCAGATCGTTGTAGCCAACGTGGACGGCACCAATGCCGTGAACACCACGGTTACGATCAACAGCGCAGCGGCTGGCGGCGGTACGGCCTACCCAATTGCCTCGACCATCTCGGTACCTGCGGATGCGTCACTGATCGTGACTGACAAGACCACGGGCTTTTACCTGATGGAGAACCAGTCAGTTGTCGTGACCAGCGGCACGGCCAGCAAGCTCTCGTACACAATCAGCTACGAAGACATCACGTCTTAATAGGGGATCGCATGTCAATTGCCAATTGGAACGCGGGCATTATCCGCCCCGTAGCCGTAGCCCCAACAGGCCCGTATGAGGACAGCGCGGCCCCCGGCATGTGGACGCTGGACCAAGCGGCGTACTGGAGGAAACAGGGCTTGTGGCCCACTTTCGGCAACATCGATCCGAGTGCGTTTATCGAGAGTCTCTTCTCCACCTACCTCTACACAGGCAACGGCGCTACGCAGACCATCACCAACGGTATTGATTTGGCGGGTGAGGGTGGGTTGGTTTGGACAAAAACTCGTAGTAATGCTGGTTATGCTCATCGTTTATCAGATACGGCGCGTGGAATATACCAAACACTTTATACAAATGCGGCTGATGCACAAACAACTGAAACCAGCTATTTAACGGCATTTAACTCTAACGGTTTCGCATTAGGCTCTACAAATAATCTTAGCGGTCAAACCTACGCCTCATGGACATTCCGCAAGCAGCCGAAGTTCTTTGATATTGTGACGTATACGGGGGACGGGGCAAATAGGACTATTTCACATAATCTTGGCAGCGCACCGGGATGCCTGATTGTTAAGCGCACAGACGCAGCGGGAGATTGGCAGCTCTATCACATTGGATTAGCCAGTGCCGCATACAGTATAGAATTTAATTTGGGCAATGTGCAATCATTAGCTCCAACTGTTTGGAATAGCACTGCACCAACAAGCACTGTGTTCAGTGTCGGTACTAATCCAACAGTAAATGCCTCTGGTGGGACTTATGTCGCTTACCTGTTTGCATCTAATGCGGGCGGTTTTGGATTAACTGGTACAGACAATGTAATTACCTGCGGGTCTTATATCGGCAATGGCAGTTCGATAGGGCCATCTATTGATCTTGGCTATGAACCTCAATGGTTAATGATGAGGAAAATAGACGGTTCAGGCCTTTTTACCATTCAAGATAATATGCGTGGATTGGGTACGTCGGGTTCAATAGCTACCTATTTAATGCCGGCTAATACGAGTGCTGGGGTTTCTGGTGCGTTCCTTAGTGCAACTGCCACAGGGTTTCAAGTTGTGACTGATGATAGCTATTACAACACCAACGGTGCGCCCTACATCTACGTAGCCATCCGCCGTGGCCCTATGGCCGTGCCTACGCTGGGGACGAGTGTTTTTAAAGCTATTGCTAGAACGGGTACAGGCGGCGCAACAGACATAACTGGGGTTGGATTCTCACCAGATTTGGTTCATACACAGACAAGAGATAGTTATGGAGCAAACGGGATGTTTGATAGGCTAAGAGGTGCGCCCGGACAACTTAGACCCGCTTCAACTGTAGCCGAACAAACAACAACTGATATTGCCGGTTATCTTATGGACGGGGTAGCTACAGGGGGAAGTGTTGCGTATATTAACGACTCAGGAATACCTTACATCAACCACTTCTTCCGCCGCGCCCCCAGCTTCTTTGATGAGGTTTGCTATACGGGGACGGGAAGTGCTCAAACATTAACCCATAATTTAGGCGTTGTTCCTGAGCTACTTATTTTTAAAAATCGCACTAATACTGGCGGGTTTGGTTGGTATACATTTAGCCCTGCCCATATGTCCGCGCCTTCCACTACGCCATATTGGAACTATTTACAATTGCAATCTACAGCAGCGGCAGGTGATTGGGGTAACAATTCCGCCATAGCGGCTACGCCTACTAGCAGTACAATTAGTATTGGATCGTCCGCAGCGCTTAGTATTGCAAGCAACACTAATGTTTTATACCTCTTCGCAACCTGCGCTGGTGTGAGCAAAGTAGGCAGCTACACAGGCACTGGCACAACACAGGCCATCAACTGCGGGTTCACTACGGGTGCAAGGTTTGTGATGATTAAGCGCACGGACAGCACTGGCGATTGGTATTACTGGGACTCGGCCCGTGGCATCGTGGCAGGCAACGATCCGTATCTGCTGATGAACACCACAACCGCTGAAGTGACCAACACGGACTACGTAGACACCTCTGCCGCAGGGTTTGAAATCAGTAGTACAGCGCCAGCGGCCATCAATGCCAACGGTGGCAGCTACATTTTCCTCGCAGTAGCCTAAGGAACACACATGAGCATGAGATACCTCGGCGGGGTCATAACCGCAAACTCAGTAACGCCGACAGGTTCGTACCAAGACAGCGCTGCGCCCGGTGTGTGGACCACTGCACAACAACTGCAATTAAAAGCAGCGGGACTGTGGCCCCTGTTTGGCAACGCAAACCCAGACTCGTTCATCGAGAATCTGTTCTCCACCTACCTGTACACAGGCAACAGCTCTACGCAGACGATCAACAACGGTATTGATCTGGCTGGTGAGGGTGGGTTGGTTTGGATTAAAGACCGCGCTGGCCCGTACACCTATGGGCATTTTCTATTTGATACGAATAGAGGTGTAAATAAATACTTGAGGTCAGAGCAAACAAGCGCACAGGGCACTCTCACAAATGCGCTGAACTCTTTTAATGCCAGCGGATTTAGCCTTGGCTCAAACGGTAATGTAAATGACGGCGCACCTATAACCTACGCCTCATGGACACTTCGCAAGCAGCCGAAGTTCTTTGATATTCAAACTTTTACAACCACATACAACGTCAACCCGAATGTTATTTCCCACAACTTGGGCGGGGAATTGGGCTGCGCTATATTCAAACAACTAAACTCTACTGGTCAAGGTATTAATTGGATTGTTTATCATCGCTCGTTAGGCACTGGTAAATATCTAAGACTTAATTTAAGTGGTGCTACTGTTACAGATGCTCAAAGTTTTGTTGCGGTAAACAATACCGCTGGGACAATTTCTTTTGGCTATCCAATGTCAGACGTTAATGACAGGCTGGTTAGCGGCGGGACAGAGACAACTAATTGGGTTGGGTATTTCTTCGCCCACAATGCAGGAGGGTTTGGCCTGTCTGGGAATGAGAATGTAATTAGCTGTGGGAGCTTTACTACTGACGCATATTTGTCGGTTATAACGACCAACCTTGGGTACGAGCCGCAGTGGATAATGATGAAATCAACCCAAGATGATAATTGGATTATGATTGATAACATGCGCGGTATGACTACGGGTATCGATGCAATACTCAACCCCAATTTGTCAAGCGCCGAAAACACGGACTATCAAGGAATTTCCCCAACAGCTACAGGTTTTACAGTTACCTCTGGGTCTGGCGTTTCCACCTATGCAACCTACATCTACATAGCCATCCGCCGTGGCCCTATGGCCGTGCCTACGCTGGGTACTACGGTGTTTGAGCCTTCAATCTACACAGGCAACGATGCGTACCCAACAACAGTTGGAAGTTTACCTGTTGTTGATTTGGCTATGCCTCGTGGTCGTGGTGGTTCTGGTGCGCCTCGGACAATTGATCGTTTGCGTGGTGGTTCGGCGTATTTGTTTACCAGCAGCACAAGCGCTGAAACAAGTATTTCTCCAAGTTACGTGGTTAATTTTGACAACCAATCGGGGTTGAAGATTGCCAGCCAAATCAATTCATCAGGTACAAATTATGTGAATTACTCATTCCGCCGCGCCCCCAGCTACATGGATGTAGTTTGCTATACGGGGACGGGAGTTGCACGGACTGTGGCGCATAACTTGGCGGCAGTGCCTGAGTTGATTATTGTTAAACAAAGAAATACTGCTCAAGATTGGCTTGTATACGCTGCGCCCATAGGTAACACCAATGCTTTGTATTTAAACTTTAACGATGCCTCAACAACTCGTACAGAATGGAATAGCACAACGCCCACTACGTCGGTTTTCAGTTTAAGTACAGATATTTCTGTAAACCAAAGCAGTGGTACATACGTAGCCTACCTGTTCGCAACCTGCCCCGGTGTTTCCAAAGTAGGCAGCTACACAGGCACGGGCACAACCCAAGCCATCAACTGCGGCTTCACTGCGGGCGCGAGGTATGTACTCATCAAGCGCACGGACAGCACTGGTGACTGGTATGTCTGGGACAGCGCACGGGGGATTGTTGCGGGTAACGACCCATATTTGCTTTTGAATTCAACGGCAGCAGAGGTTACTGGCACAGACTACATCGACACATCTGCCACAGGGTTTGAGATCAGCAGCACAGCGCCAGCAGCTATCAACGCCAACGGGGGTTCTTATATCTTCTTGGCAATTTCCTAAGCTCAGGGGGCGTGTGAATGGACCCGTTTACCGCCCTAGCTGCGATATCCACAGCCGTCAAGCTCGTCAAGACCGCAGCTAAGACGGTGCAGGATTTGGAGTCGCTCGGCCCCGTGCTAGGCAAGTTCTTCAGCGCCAAGTCAGACGCCATCAAGGTGGTCCAGCAGTCCAAGACCGGCGGCTTCAAGGGCAGTGCGATGGGCAAGGCCATTGAGCTTGAGATGGCGATTGAGAGCGCCAGAGCGTTTGAGGAAGAGATCAAGATGCTTTTCTTCCAGTCGAACAAGATGGACGTGTGGGCCAAGATACTGGCCCGAGCAGCAAGCATCGACAAGGAAGCCGCGCATGACGCCAGACGCCAGCGGGAAGCCGCTGCAAGGCACAAGAAAGAAATGGACGAGATCATCACCCTCATCCTGATGCTGCTGATTCTGGCGCTGGTCTGTGGTGGTGTCGGTTGGATCATCTACAAAGCCGTGCAAGAGTGCGGCGGCAACTGTTAAAAGGTAAATCATGTTCCCTCTCGCAGCACTCTTTGAAGTCGGTGGCAAGCTCATCGACAAGCTCATCCCTGATCCAGAAGCCAAGGCCAAGGCTCAGATTGAATTGGGCAAGATGGTCCAAGACGGCGAACTCGCCAAGATGGCGAACGACACCAAGCTCTACGAAGTCGAGCAGGAAAACATCACGGACCGCTGGCGCTCGGACATGGGCAGTGACTCTTGGATGTCTAAAAACATCCGCCCGATGGCTCTGATCGCTATCTTTGTGGCGTTCTTCCTGTTCACCATGATGTCTGCGTTTGGATACAACGCGCAGGAGTCCTACGTCCAACTGCTTGGGCAGTGGGGCCAGATCATCTTTCTTGCCTACTTCGGTGGGCGCACAGTTGAGAAACTCGCTGACATGAAAATGGGTAAAAAATGAAAGAGAACTTCCCCGCAGCACTGCAAGCCCTGCTCAAACACGAGGGCGGCTACGTGAACCACCCCAGCGATCCGGGCGGCATGACCAACCTCGGCGTTACCAAGCGCGTCTGGGAGGAGTGGGTCGGCCATGAGGTTGACGAGAAACAGATGCGGGCGCTGACCCCTGAGCTTGTGGCTCCCCTGTACAAGAAGAAGTACTGGGATAAGGTCTGCGGTGACGAGTTGCCAACAGGCGTGGACTTGGCTGTGTTTGATCTGGCTGTCAATTCGGGTCCGGGCCGCGCCGCCAAGATGCTGCAAAAGGTGCTGGGCGTTACCCAAGACGGAGCTATCGGCCCCCAAACCATTGCTAAAACGCTAAATATAGACAGCAGCAAACTCGTTGCCGATTACAATGCTGAAAGGCTGGCGTTCCTGATGGCGCTCCCAACATGGGCTACGTTTGGCAAGGGCTGGGGTCGCCGCGTTGCGGAAGTGACTGAGCAAGCCACACACATGACAGCGTAAGGAGTCCCCGTGCCACTGAAAAAACTCTTGCTCAAACCGGGGGTCAACCGGGAAAACACACGATACACCAGTGAAGGGGGTTGGTACGAGTGCGACAAGGTTCGTTTCCGCCAAGGCACGCCCGAAGTTATCGGCGGCTGGCAACCCATCTCCGGCTACACATACCAAGGCGTTTGCCGTTCCTTGTGGAACTGGGTGACGTTGCAGGGGTACAACCTGCTTGGCGTGGGCACCAACTTAAAATTCTACATTGAGCGCGGTGGGTTCTACAACGACATCACCCCGATCCGCACGACCCAGACAATTAACACGAATCCCTTTGCGCTGACCGCATCTACCACAGTCACGGTAACGGACACGGCGCATGGCTGCGTCACGGGGGACTTTGTAACGTACAGCGGAGCCGTCGATATCGGCGCGGGCGGGACCAACGTCACAGCCGCCGTGCTCAACCAAGAGTTCCAAGTAATTGTTCTGGACTCGAATACGTACACCATCACGATCTCGGTCACGCCAAACGCTACGGCCCTTGCAGGTTCTCCGGGAGGCGGGTCCAGCGTTGTTGCGGCCTACCAGATCAATGTCGGTTTTGAGCAAGCCGTACCCCTTACGGGTTGGGGCGGCGGCGCGTGGGGCAGCGGTGTCTGGGGAGTCGGCGGCAGTACAGCGCTCAGCCTGCGTCTGTGGAGCCAAGTCAACTACGGTGAAGACTTGATATTCTCCCCACGGGGCGGCGGTCTCTACTACTGGGACGCTACCACCGATGTGACCTCGCGGGGCGTGCTGCTCAACAGCTTGGGCGGAACAGCGACCATTACCATTGCGTCCCCTGCGGTAGTCACCTCGACCGTTTTGTACACAGAAGGCGCGGCGATCAAGTTCAGCACGACAGGCGCGTTGCCCACAGGCATCACCGCTGGCACAACGTATTACGTCTTCAATCTAAACGGGCTGACGTTCAATCTGCTCGATGCCGCTGGCGCTGTGGTCAACACTTCGGGCTCCCAGTCCGGCACGCATACGATTACCCCGGTGGACATCCCAACAGCGCTGAACTCGTTCACAGTTTCGGACACCTCGCGCTTTGTGCTGGCTATGGGGTGCAACGACTACGGGTCTGCCAGTATCGACCCCATGCTCATCCGCTGGTCGAACCAAGACGATGTGTACAACTGGACGCCAGACGCAACGAATCAGGCAGGCTTTACCCGGCTGTCCCACGGCTCCAAGATCGTCACGTCTGTGCAGGCGCGGCAGGAGATCGTGGTTTTCACCGACTCAGCGCTGTATTCGCTCCAGTATTTAGGCCCGCCCTATGTCTGGCAGTCGCAGCTTCTCGGGGATAACGTCTCAATTGTCGGCCCCAATGCGGTGGCTCTGGCCTCGGGCATCACGTACTGGATGGGCGTGGACAAGTTCTACTCCTACGATGGCCGTATCAACACCCTGAACTGCGGCCTGCGCCGCTATGTTTTTAACGACTTCAACAAGTCTCAGCAGGAGCAAGTGTTCTGCGGCACCAACGAGGGCTTCAATGAGGTCTGGTGGTTCTATTGCTCCGCCAATTCAATGGTGGTGGACAGGTACGTTGTGTTCAACTACTTGGAGAACATCTGGTACTACGGCACCATGCAGCGCACGGCGTGGCTGGACTCCGGACTAAGGGATTACCCGCAGGCGGCGACCTACACGAACAAGATCGTTGAGCAAGAAAACGGGCTGAATGACGACATAACTGGCGTGCCGGTCCCAATTAACGCCTACATCGCGTCTGCTGAGTTTGACATCGAAGACGGGAACAGCTTCGGGTTTGTCTGGCGGATGCTGCCCGACTTGACGTTCCAGAACTCCACCAGCGACAACGGCAACAGCCCGGCAGTCACAATGACGCTGTACGGGTTGTACAACTCAGGCACAGGCGTTATCGACAGTGCTGGGCAAGCGGTGCTCAAGGGGTCGTCTTACATCATCACCGAAGAGTTCACGGGTCAAATCTACACTCGGGTTCGTGGGCGGCAGATGATTATCCGGGCGGAGTCAAACCAGTTGAACACGGCTTGGCAGCTTGGCGCTATGCGTATTGACCTTCGTGCTGACGGAAGACGCTGATCTATGGCCGAGCTAAACGCAACCCCACCCAACCTGCCGCTACCCCCGGCGGAGTACGAGCGCCGGTACCAAGACCAGTTCAACAACGTCCTGCGTTTGTTCTTCCGGCAGCTCTCCAACCCCGGAGACATGGGCGGGACTACCTTGAATCTTGACATCAATACCCTGCCAACCGATGCAGATTTAGCCCAGTTACGGGTTGGTGACGTGTTCCGGGATACCCAGAACGGCGTAATTGCCAACACCCAAGTACTTCGCATAAAGACAGCGCCGTGATACCATCCCCTGAACCACATTTTAAGAGGCAAATATGAGCCTGCATACACTAGCCGGTCACATGGCTGCAAAGGGCCGCAACTCCGATTCAATGCTTGTGCATATGACTCCGGGAGAAGTGCAAAGCCTGCAAGCCCTTGCCAAAGCCCACGGTACGTCACTGACTATAAACCCTGACACGGGTCTGCCAGAAGCCAACATTTTGAAGAAGCTGCTACCCGCCCTTGCGGGCGCAGCGCTTAACTATTTTGCTCCCGGTGTCGGTACGGCAATTGGTGGGGCGTTGGGGCTTGGCTCTGCCGCAGGCGCAGGTATTGCTATTGGCGGTATTACGTCTCTTGCCACGGGCAGTCTGTCACGCGGCTTGATGGCTGGTCTCGGTGCGTATGGTGGTGCCGGGCTTACCGGAACGCTGATGGACGCGGGTACGGGTGGTCTGGCAGAAGCAGATATTATTGGTCAACGAGCCGCAGGGACGTTCCCCGCCGGAGCCGAAGAGGCAGTCGCAGCACGCGAAGCCGCGCTGTCAAAAGCCGGTAGTGCAGGGTTCATGGACAAGGCTTCTGCGGGTATGAGTCAGATAGCGAGCAAACCGGGCATGTACGGCAAAGACCTGCTTATGTCGGGCGCTGCTGCCGCGTCTCCAATCTTGGCGGACGCTATGGTGCCAACTACTACCGGGATGCCCGGCGTTCCGCAATCAGACGCGTACATCCGCCAAAAGCGATTTGATCCGCGATCACAAACGTACGCAGACCTTGCCCCCGTCAAAGCATCTGAATGGGGCGAGCGCAGCTTTCAGAGTATGGCGCAGGGCGGCATCGTGGCTTTGGCTGATGGTGGCATGTCTCGGCCCCCGGTCACAATGGAGCAGATGCGCGACCAGTACGCAGCCAGTGGCGGCAGTCCAAACTACACGCCGTACGCCCCAAAAAGCATGGAAGAGATGAACGCCAAGTATCCGAACACTGGTGGCTCCGCGCAGGCGTACGACTACCTGATGGGCAAAGGCGTTTCAACTCTGGTGCCGTTCACCCCTGCGGGGCAGATTGCTCGACCATACCGCGATGTCGTGGCGGGCGTGCCGGTCGATACGTCGAACCAAGAGTACATTTTTGATCCGGTTACGCGCACGTACAAGCTCAACCCGAACTACATCAAGCCCCAAACAAAAGAAGAAAAAGCCGCAGCAGCAAAAATTGCCGCCGAGAAAGTCACAGCAGACAAAACCGCAGCAGCCGCTGCCCTTGCGCGTCAACCATCAATTGCTGGGATTAGCTCCGGTGGCGGTGACAGTGCAGCGCCTATGGGTCCGGTGGACAACACATACCGGGACGGTATTTACTCCCTCTCTGGCGGCTTAATTCCGAGTCTTATCCCCTCGCAAGCACCAGCGCCAGTGGATTATATGGGAACGTCTGCTTATCAAGCCGCTGTTGACGCTACTGTTGCAAATGATATCGATGCTGTTGATGCGTCTGCTGGTTATGCGCAAGCTGCCGCTGAAGCTGCTGCTCAAGCTGCCACTGTTGCAAATGATATTGATGCCATATCGGCCAGTGAGGGATTTTCAGCAGGTCAAACCGGCTCAGTTGGTGCTGACTATGGTAGCCCTGCCGACGGTGGCGTTGGTGGTTCACCTTCTGACGCCGATGCGGGCGCTGGTGGTTATGGCGGTGGTGGTGGTGGCTTCGGTGATGGCTACAGCTTTGCCACAGGCGGCATGGCCCACTACGCAATGGGCGGTATCTCCAGTCTGGGCGGTTACTCGGACGGCGGTCAACTCTTGCGCGGCCCCGGTGATGGCGTCTCGGACAGCATCCCCGCTCGGATTGGTAAGAAGCAAGAAGCCCGCCTTGCCGATGGTGAGTTCGTAGTTCCTGCCCGCATCGTCTCTGAGTTGGGCAACGGTTCCACAGAAGCTGGCGCTCGCCAGTTGTACGCCATGATGGACCGCATTCAAGCCAACCGCAAGAAAACGGTTGGTAAAAGCAAGGTGGCAGTAAACAGCCGCGCCGATAAATATCTTCCCGCGTAAGGAGCCGACATGGCTGACCCACAAGAAATACGGCAAACGACGACAACCATCCCTGACTACGCTAAGCCGTACGTTGAGGATTTACTAGGTCAGGCGCAGTCGCTGACCGACATCTCGCAAAACCCGTACATGCAGTACCAAGGCGAGCGGGTTGCCCAGTTCTCTCCTTTGCAGCAGCAAGCCTACGAGAACGCTTCGTTGATGCAAACTGCGCCTCAACTGCAAGACGCCTCGTCAATGGCGGGAACGGCTGCGCTGGGAGCAATGAACACGGGCTATGCGTATGACCCGTACAAGTCGGGCAGCTTTACCAGCCCCGGCACCGCGCAGCAGTACATGTCTCCGTACATGCAGAATGTCGTTGATGTGCAGATGCAGCAGGCCAAGCGCCAAGCGGACATTGCAGGCCAGACCCAGCAAGCGCAAGCAGCGCGGGCCGGTGCGTTCGGCGGCGGACGAGACGCCATCATGCGATCCCAAGGCAACGCGGACTTGCAGCGCACACTCGCAGGCATCCAAGCCACGGGCTCCCAGAACGCGTACCAACAGGGCATGAGCCAGTTCAATGCCGAGCAGCAGGCTCAGCAAGCCGCAGCAAACCTCAACGCCCAGCAGGGCCAGTACGGCGCGGGTCTCGGTCTGCAAGGTCTCCAAACGGCATTGACCGGCGCTCGCACACTGGGCGACATCGGCGCTACGCAGTACCAGCAGAACATGGGTATTAACCAGCTTCAGAACCAGTACGGTTTGCAGCAACAGCAGCAAGCCCAGAACGTCTTGAACACGCAGTATCAAGACTACCAGAGCTTCCAGAACTACCCGTATAAACAGTTGGGCTTCATGTCCGACATGCTGCGCGGCCTGCCTCTGACACAGCAATCATCCAGCATCTACGCGCAGTCTCCTTCGGCAATCTCCCAAATTGCGGGTCTGGGTACGGCAGCGTACGGTGCCAGCAAGCTAGCGGGTATGAAAGAAGGCGGCGCAGTAAACAGCCGCGCCTCGGGTTTGGCTGATCTCGCCATGATGAAGATTGGGGCTTAATATGATCGGAATGAGCAGCAACAAGCTCGCGGACCAACTGTCCACGATGCCAGATCAAGCGCTGCCGCGTATGGCGCAGCAGTACAAAGACGACGCCATCACGTTGAGCATGATTTTGAACGAGAAGAATCGCCGTGACCGCGTTCGCCAGACTGGTGCAGCGCAGCAGGCCCAACAGCCCCAAGCCAAGGTAAACGACCAAGTTGTTGCAAGTATGCAACCCATGCCGGAGACGGTAGGCATCGGCGCACTCCCAGCGCCCAACATGCAGGGCATGGCCGAAGGCGGAATCGTGGCTTTTTCGGGTGCAGACGAATCGTTGGTAACGGACCCCCAGTTTGGTGGCGCGACGCCCGAGGCATTTTTGCCTGTGCCAAGCGCTGCTAGAAACCAAGCCGAAGTTGCGGCTATCGTCCAAGCGCTTCGTGCGCGAGGTGAAACTGTGGGACTTCCTCAAATTTTGGCTATCCAAGAAGGGCGACTGTCGGCCCCTGCCAGTGCGAAAACAGCCGTAGCCCCACCTGTCGTAGCCCCCAGCGCTGCTCCTGTTGTATCACCCGTCGCTGCCCCCGCTCCTGCTCCCGGTGCTGGCCCTCGTGCTCCTGCGGTTCCTGAAAAGGGCTTTGCTGACCGCCTCAAAGAAGCACTGGGTGAAAACCCGGACGAAGACCGTTTTGCCAAGCGACGCGGAGACATTACCGCAACTGCCAAAAAAGGCGCAGAAGAAGGCTTGGCCAAGCTCAAAGCCGACCAAGAGGCTGAAATGGCTTCGATGTTTAAGGGCAAAGAAGAACGCATCGGCAAGCGCGAAGGTGAGCTGGAGAAGTCCAAAGAAAGCAACAAGGGCATGGCTTTCCTCGAAGCCGGTCTGGCAATGATGCAGTCCAAGGGTCGTGGTTTGGCAGGCATTGCCGAGGGCGCTGCGGTTGGTACCAAGCAGTACGCTTCGGGCATCAAAGACATCCGGGCCGCACAAGAGAAGCTGGACGATGCCCGTGACCGCATGGAAGAGCTGCGCCAGAACCAGTCATCCATGAACAAGCGTGAAGTCCGTGCGGAAGAAAAAGGCATTCGTGACCTCGTTACTCAGGGGCAAGAACGCGCACTGGCGGGCGCGGAAAAAGCCTACGGCATCAAACGCGAGGACATGCGCACAGCCGTTGCAAGCGACCTCACTGTTCGCCAAGCCGAGTTGGATCGTCAGAACCGCATTCAAGTTGCCGGTATGCCGGGCGACCAGCAGCGGATGCTCACAACGCTTGGCGGTAAGGGCGGGCTCGAAGCGGGTCTTGCCAAAATGCAGGAAATCCAAGCTGACAAGACCGGCGCTGCGTACGCGAAGCTGTTTACAGAAACTGTGGCGGAAGCGAACAAAGCCGGTGTGACCCCGCCGACAGCCGCACAGTTTGCAGCGAGCTTGCGACAACTGGCAACGGCAATGAACCCTGCAAAAGTTCCCGGTGTTGTAGAAACTGGCGCTGCAACGCGTCCGTAACTGGCATAATTCTAAGCAGAGGGTAGTACGGCGCTCCCCCTGCCCTTTCAGCCGAACAATTTGGTGAACACATGGCAAAAGCACTCCCCCTTCCAGACGGCACAACTGTAGCTATTCGTGAGGGGGAAACGCCCGCTCAAACATGGGCGCGTGCCCAGCAGATGTACCCCGAAGCGTTCGGGAATGTGCCAGAAAAAGCCAAGCCGACACAAGACACCACCGGATTTAAAGCAGCAGCCTCTGCGGGCGCTACTCGGCTAGGTGGAGAGTTTGAACTACTCAAAGGCAAGCTCGGCGTAAAGAGCGAAGCCGAAGCGCAAAAAGAATACGAAGCCGCGCAGGCAAAAGCAGCCACACGCTTTACCCCCACTGAAAAAGGTTGGACGGAAGACCCGTTCCTGAAGTTCAAGGAGACCCTTGGTGGCTCTGTGCCATCCATGGCCCTCCCCGCTGCCGCAGGTCTTGCGGCTTTGACGCTTCCGGTATCTGGCCCAGTTGCTGCGGGTTTGGGTTTGCTGGGCGCAGGGGCTGCGTCCGCAGGGCAATTTACGGCGTCCAACCTTGGCGCTCAGGTAGACACCGGCAAGACTCTTGAGCAGGCCAGTCTCGGCAAAGCTGCGGCCGCAGCCGTACCCCAAGCGCTTATTGACACGGCGGCTATGGCCCTTTTGCCCGGTGTGGGCAAATTGTTTGGCTCTGTCGGCTCTAAACTGACGGCTGAACAAGCCAAAGCAATCGCGTCACAAACACTGGCCCGCACCGCTGCGGATTACACAGCCAAGACGGGCGTGGCTATGGGGCGCGAAGGTATTACGGAAGTCGCGCAACAGGTTCTTGAGCGTTTGCAAGCGGGACTTGAAATTGCTGACCCCGCAGCACGCAAAGAGTACATTGACAGCTTCATTGGCGGCGCTGTTTTGGGCGGCACACTTGCCCCCGTTGGCCGTGCGATGGAGCGCGGTGGTGCCAAAAGCCAAGCGGCTGCGGAAGAGCGCAAAGAAAAACTTGCCGCCAACGCAGAACAACAACGCCTTGCCGCTGAAGCCGCTGCCAAAGAAGAAGCGTTCAAGCAGTCCCCCGATTACGCGCTCAAAGTGGCGGAAGACTACGCCGCTGCCGAGAAAGCCAAAGCCGCCTTGCTGGCCCAGAAGCGCACGATTGTTGAGGGTTCGCCCACAGAAACGGCGGACAAAGCGTTTAACACCACCCTTAACAAACAGCTCCAAGCGCAAGCGCCTGAACTCAAAGAGCTGGGCGCAGAGTTTGCCCGCCTTGAACCTACGATCAAGCAGGCTACGGAACAAAAGCGTATTGAAACGCTGACGCCCGAAGAATACTCGCTGGAGCAAATGCAAGAGGGCGTTGCCGGTGCTGCCCCCAGCCGTACCCGCGAAGAGCGTTTAGCTGCTCTGAACGCTGGGCCTGAAGCCGCAGCCGCACAACTGTCAGAGGCGGGCGCGGAGCAGTTGGAGCCAGAGCTGCTAAAAACCCCCGAAGCACAATACGCTGCCGACCGAATCGGTGTTGCCAAATCGTTCATGGGTCTTGCTACGGACAACAACGACTACGTTGACTACTTGATGGCCAACCCGCGCATGGCGCAGACCATCGTGGATAACCAAACACCACTGCCCGGTCTCGGGCGTAAAGATCAGAATATTGTTCGGGGTCTGTTGAAACTGCAACTGCAAGAAATTCAGCGGCAACGTGCCGCCGCAGCCCAAGCCGGTACTGCTGCTGGACAACAACGGGTTGGCGCAGTTGAGAGCGAAGAGCAAGCTGCCATTGAAGAACAGCGCCGTGCAGACGAAGCCGAAGCTACCCGCATGGAAGCAGAACGCGCTGAAACCGAACGCGGCATTCGTCTTGCCCCCGAAGTTGAAGGCCTCAAGCGCCTCGGTAAAACGCCGGAAGGCACATGGAGTTCCCCTCGTGCGGACGACATCTTCCGCAACATGTACCAAAAACAAATGGACGAGAAGCAGGTCGATCAGCTCTTGTCAACGCTCCCCACACGCTCCATCAGTACGCCGGGCCAGATTTATGCAGGCATGGGTTTCGAAGCTGCCAGCCGCCGTGACTTGCTCACCCGCATGGCAATTGCCAAGGCGCACGCTGGTGTAGAAGACGTAACGCAATTGAAGCAGGAGCTGGCTTCCCTTGACTCCAAGCCAGCCGAGAATACCGAAATCGCTTCGCGTCTTCCGGGTGAGGGCATGGCCCCCGCAGCAGAAAAGAAGACCGTCGAAGCTGAGAAACATGCTGACTGGCAGAGCCAGACCTTGCGCGAGTACATTCGCTTCCTTGAGGACCGCAAACAAGGCAAGGTCCGTGGTACGTTGCGTACTGGCCGCGAGGAACGAGTTGCCAAAGCTGCATCAGAGTTCAAAGACGCGTTTGCCAAAAGCCACCTTGAAGAGATTGCGGCTCGACTGGAAGCGTTCGGTCTTCCACCGTTGACGGCTGTCGAGAAGAAGATTGCCGAAGGTCGCGTCATGCGCAACCTCAATGAGCTTGGTGAACGCTGGGGTAACGCTGTTCCTGAAAAGGCTGTCCCCGGACAGAAGGCGTTTGCTGCGCCTGTGCAGGCTGTGGAAGTTCTGCAAGAGCAGATTCGCAGCGGCATGTTCAAGACCATCAACCAAGCAGCAGAGCGCTACAACTTAGCGCAGCGCGGTGCAATGGAAGGAAAGACCAAAACCGCTGAAGACGGTGCTCGTATTGGTACGCCTGAAGAGTTGAAGCTGCGTGCGGAATCGACCGCACCAAAAGATGACATGCGTGTCGCCACGGAAACTGCCCGTCAGTTGCGCGACACCCTCGACCAGCGCACGTATGCAAAGCCGGAGCTGCCTTCACCTAAAGAAAGAGAAGGCTCCAACCGTGCAGACATGGCGCTTACCTTCGGGGCCAAAGAACGCGGGATGCGTGCTGACATAGCCAGTCGCCTGACATCCCTTGACGAGAACACCAAAGACTTTATCCGTCTTGCTGACGATGTGCTGCCTGAGATCACTGACCCTGCGCTCGTTACCAATGTCAAGGAAGAACTGCAAGCCATTGCCGAGGGTCGCAAGCTGGACCCACGCATTCAACAAGACCTGCAAGACTTCGTAACAGGGCAAGCACAGGCCGCTGAGAGCACGACCCGTCCCGGCGTTACACCAGAAGAGCTGCAACGCACCAGCGCCAAGCCGCAGAAAGAACTGCCCGGCTTTGAGTCGCCAACATCGGTAACGCAAAGAGCAACGCCTGCCAACTTCCAAAAGATGCTGGACTCCAAAGATGTGCAGGGTATGCGTGCCGCCATCGAGAAGATGCGTACGGACAACGCCGATGCAATTCAAGATTCCGCCAAGAACACACCGGCTGCATTGCGTGCAGCTAGGATTGCCAAGGCCCGCATCGACCACAGCGCAGCGCTTACTCGTGCGCAAAAATCGGCAGATGTTGTGGCTTCGTTTGAGAAAGCAATTAAACAAGAAAAAGAAGGCATAGCCGATACGGTTAACGAACTGGCTGAGCGGATTGAGCAGCTAAAGCACCGGCTGGAAGAAGTTGACATGGTGCGCAGGGCGCTATCCGTGGAACCCGCAAGTATCAGCAAGACGGACATGAGCATGACGATCAATGCTCCGGCCATACTGGGTCAAGAGAAGGCACTTAAAAGCCAGCTCAAGAAAACAATACAAGCTCTGGAAGACGCTAAGTCCCTTCAAGCTGCGGTAAACGTAACGCAGACCGAAGAAGTTGCGGCCATGCAAAAGGAAATTGCCGAAGAGCGTGAGGAGCTTAAAGAAGCGGCTGCGGGTAAAGAAGTTGCAGCGGCCAAGACAGAACTGGCGGACTTCCGTGAGACCGCACAGCGTGGACGAGAGGGGCTTGACTTGCCGGGTCTGCGCGTTACGGTTGACACGACCAAGATGCAGAAGCAGATCAACAACATCCGCAGCGCTATGGGATCGCTCGATGCTCAGCTCAACGCGGAAACAGACCCCGTTAAGAAAGCAGACATCCAAGCAAAGATAGACGCCACGGCGGCTAAGCTGGAAACGGTGTATGCCGATGCCCCCCGCATTACCACGACCATCAAGGAAAAAGGCCAGCTTGAGCTTGAGAAGGCGTTTGACGAAGTGCATATTGCGTCCTTTGACAAACAGATGGCGAAGATGCGAATCAGAGGGGGTGAGTACGGCCCTGCACTGACTTCGCGTAGACGCGGTGCGTTGGAACGCAAAGGGCAAACCAGCGTTGCGGTTGTACAGGCGGGAGAGAAAAAAGCTACGCCTGCCAGTGAGATGGCCGGTAGCGCTCTCGAACGCGTGGCGCAGGAGCGTGCCGCGCTGCGTGAACTGGAAGACCGCGTTGCATTTCTGCGAGCCAACGGTAAAGACAAGGCCGGGGGCAGGCTTACTGAAGCCTTTAAGAAGCTGCAAGAGAAAGTTGCAAAACAAAAAACGGTCGTCAAGCAAACCGAAGACGCGCAGAAAGCCGTTGTTGCGGCAGTGCGAGATGTCAACAAAGAAGAACGTGCGGCCAAGGCTAAGCCCGGCTACGGCGGCGTTGTATTCCGCACAACTACTCGCGGCGGTCCTACGTTGGCAACCGAAGATGTGTCGCGTCTTGCTGACCGCATCACTGCAAACTGGAAGAACGTGCCTGAGATCGTGGTGGTTGCCACGGAGCAGGAACTCCCACTGCGCATTCTGGGTCAACTGGTCAAAGGGGAGCGCGAAACTGTTACGCCGGGTTTGTTTGACCCCAAGACAGGCAACGTGTACCTGATTGCCAGTAACCTGCACAACGCCAATGATGTGGCGCTGACTATTGCACACGAAGTAGCCGGTCACTTCGGTCTGCGCTCTATGCTCGGCGGCACGTACACAAGCACGATGGACAGCCTGTACGCAGGAAACCCCGCCGTGCGCAAGCAAGCCGATGCCAAGATGGTTGCTGACCCCAAGCTGTCCCAGCAAGTGGCTGTTGAAGAAGTGCTGGCCGACATGGCCGAGACAGGCGGCGTTACTCCTGCCGAGAAAGGCGCTCTGCGCCGCATCTATGACGCACTGAAAGCGTGGTTCCGCACACAACTGGGCCTGCCAAACGTCTCCGATGCGGAAGTTAGGCAAGTTGTTACCGCTGCCCGCAAGTACGTCATGGAAGGCGGCGAGGCAGGCAAAGGCGAGGCACCGGAAGGCGCAGTACTGCGCCGCACTAAGCAGACGGAGCCAGCTAACGCACTTGAAGCGTTGGCGCGGGACATCACAACACAGCCCAAAACATTTAAGGAAAAGCTGGGCAGCAATCTTGCCCTGCAAGCCGAGATGAATGCGGCGGACATGCGTGCAGGGGTGCGCAAGACGCTTAGCTTTGGGGATGACAACTTGTTTACCCAAGCCATGTACCATGTGCGCAAGGCCGAGCAGAAGATGGCGCAGATGTTCACGGTCATGAACAGCGGGCCGCTGGTTTCCTACAAAGACGAAAAAGGTTTTGTCGGCTACCGAAGCTCCAACCAGAACAGCGCTCGTGATGTATTCGATGCCATCGCGGACATCCCTGCGGACGACCCGCAGTTGAAAACCAACATTGCACAGGCGTATCTAGTTGCTATCCGCGCAAACAACAAAGGGCTGTCGAAACTGGACCTCGGTGAACTGGGCGTTACACAAGAAGCCCTTGACGCTGCCTTGGCCGCTGCCGATGCCGACCCTGCCTTGAAAGCCGCACTGGAGAACGTGCGCCGCAAGTACAACGCGTACAACAAGGGGCTGATCGAGTTCTTAGCCAGCACCGGGCGCATTTCCAAGAAGATGGCGTCTGACTTGCTGAAAGATGGCGATTACGTCCCGTACTATCGTGTGCGCGACAACGGCATGGCTGAGCTGAACTTTGGCAACAACGTCACGTTCAACGTGGGCGACATCCGCCGTCAGCCATATCTTGCTGAACTCAAAGGTGGCGAGACAAAGTTGCTGCCCCTGAACGAAGCCCTTCAGCAAAATACTTTGCTGCTGACAGACATGGCGCTGACTAACAACGCCGCCAAAAGCGTGGCGTACGGCTTGCAAGCGCTGGGCAAAGGCATGGGTCCAGTTGATCCCAAGACAGGCAAACCCGGCAACCTGATGCCGATCAAGACTGGCCCCGGCCCTGCTGATGCACGCACCATCCGTTTCTTCCAAGAGCCGGACGCAAGCAACCCGAAGGACACTGGCGAGCGCCATCTGATTGTCAACACCAAGGGCACCGCAGCCGAAGGTATCCCCGCCGAACTGGTTGTGCAGAGCTTGGAAGGTGCAAGCCTTGCGCTTCCCGGATTCCTCAAGCTGGGCGGAGCTGCTACCGATCTGCTGCGTGCTGGTGTGACCCGCACGCCCTTGTACATTGCCCGCAAGCTAATCCGTGAGCCTATGGCCGCAGCCTTTACAGGCGGCCTGAACAGCAACGTGTTCTCTGCGGTCTTCAAAGCAGGCGCTGAGTTTGTGCGCATGAGCCGTGGCACCAGTGACGCACAGGTCAAGCTGATCGAGAAGGGCTTGATTCAGTCCAACATCTTTGCAGGCGACATGTCTGACATGAAGAAGATGGCGCTTCAGCTTGCCAGCGGTAAAGACCAGAGCGCATTTGACAAAGTGCTGGCTGCTGCTGATCGCTACGCGATGCGTGCCGATGCTGCCACGTTAGCGCTGGTACTCAAGAACGCCGAAGAGAACGGGCTGTCTGAAGTTGAAGCCGACATGATGACGATGGAGTCCATGAACTTCTACAAGCGCGGGCTCTCGCCTACGCTGCAATACGCCAGCCGTTTGATCCCGTTCTTCAACGCGCAGATTCAGGGTCTGAGCGTTCTGATTAAGGCTGCTCGCGGCAACATGCCGTTTGAAGAGCAGCAGCAGATCAAGCGCAAGTTCTTCAACAACGCCATGCTGCTGATGGGTACTGGCCTCGTGTACGCAATGGCTATGGAGGATGACGAGACTTTCCGCAACGCTCGCCCACGGGACAAGTACTCCAACTTCTTCCTACCTATTCCGTTCGTGGACGAGCCAATTAAGCTGCCCATTCCGTTTGAAGCAGGTTACTTCTTCTCGCTGGCGGTGGCCGCAGTCGATGGCATGCGTGCCGAGACCGACGGCAAGGCGCAGTTCCAAGCGCTGCGTGACTTGTTCTTGGGGTCTATCCCCGGCTACTCGTCTATGGGAATGCCTGCCCTTGTTAAGCCTGCTTTTGAAGTATGGGCCGACAAAAACTTCTTGACCGGTGGTTCCGTGGAGCCTCGCCGTTTGCAGAACGTCAACGCCGAGGAGCGTTACCTTGCGACCACCACAGAGCTGGCCAAGCAGATGAGCAAGGCGGTGCCAATCTTGTCACCCATTCAGATCGAGCACATTGTGCGCGGGTATCTGGGCGTGCTGCCCTTGGTGGCTGCGGCGGGAGCCAACAGTTTGTTTGAGGGTGAGAGAAAGGCGGAGAAACCCGAAAGCCGTGCGTCTGACTTGCCGTTGATTGGCACCGCGTTCCAAAAAAAGTACGGTGGTGGCGATGCCGACGTGGTATACCGCGAAGCGCAAGACGCCATTGAGGCTCGCAACACATTTAACAAGATGCTCAGAGAAGGCCGCAGAGAAGACGCCGTTGCTTACCGCGAGGAGAACAAGGCCGATCTAGCTATGGCTTCCGCTGCGGGGCAGTATCGGCAAGTGGTTGGTCGCATCAACGAGGACATCCGCCGCACGCAATATCGCACGGACCTGACACCACAAGAAAAGCGCATCCGTCTGGATGCGCTGGATAAAGCCAAGCAGGAACGCGCCGATGCGTTTATCCAAATGTCACGCAGAATAGCGGAGCGGGTAGGTTAAGAAACACGGTCGAAGGGGCGGTAAAACCACACCCCCATCAACCCGTTTTTAATACCCGGCGCGGCTTTGACGGAAATCCGGTAGGGGAGCGAGGCCCGTAAGCCCGCCTCTCTTACCGCTTCTGTGTCCAGCCCCGGCACAAAGAAGCCCTCACCCTTCTTTAGCTTCGCCCACGGATACTTTATTTCCATCAAAGACCTCGTTCTTAAAGCTGACGTGCATGGCGTTGACCCGCATGCT